ACACGGGCCCAACCGGCGCTACTGGTCCGACAGGAGCGACTGGGGCGCAGGGCTTGCAAGGCGACCCTGGCCCGACCGGAGCCACAGGCCCTCAAGGCCCTCAAGGTAATCCCGGCGCCACCGGCCCCCAAGGCCCTGCCGGCGTGGTCGCTGCAACGGCACCGATCGCCTACAACAGCGGCACGCAAACGGTCAGCACCAGCATGGCCACCAACCGCCTGTTGGGGCGGACGTCGCCTGGCACTGGCGTGGTTGAAGAGATCAGCGTCGGCTCTGGCCTGTCGTTGTCGTCTGGCACGCTGAGCGCCACCCTTGGCGGCACCGACCTCTCCTACACGGCCAGCACCAGGTCGCTCGAGTCGAGCACCGGCGGCGATGTCACCCTGCCCCTGTTCACCAGCACCCTGGCTGGCTTGACGCCTTCGTCTGGCGGTGGCACCACCAACTTCCTGCGGGCAGATGGCAGTTGGGCGGCTCCGCCTGGCGGCGGAGGTGGCACCACCAATGCCAGTAATCTCACATCAGGAACACTGGCAATTGCGCGTTTGCCTGCCAAGGTTCGTGCAGCTGTCAACTTCACTCTTTGGAGCAATTTTCGCTAATGGCCACAGAACCTTCTTTCGCCGTAACTCCCCGCATCGGCAGCGTTGCTCTTGCGGCGGCGGATACTAGCTACACAGCACCCGCCAACTTCGCAACTGTTCTTACTGGTGCCGCAACTGGCACAAGGGTTGCTGAAGTCTTAGTGCAGATGACGGCCACTGTTGCAAGTGCGACAATGGTTCGATTGTTCTTGCATGACGGCACCACTTACTCTTTGTTTGATGAAATCACTATTGCTTCATCAACTGGATCGCAGTCGGTTAAGCAGAGCCGAGTAAGCACCACCTACTCAAACCTTATCCTTCCCTCGGCCTCGTGGAGTCTGCGGGCGACTGTTCATTCGGCCAACGCTGGCGTAGTAATTGCCCTTGCCGCCGATCTATGAATCGTGGCGTCTTAATCCAGGCGCCTACGGCACCGGCAATGCCCCATCCGCTGATGGGGTCGCCAGTGCCAGTGCCAATGCCCTATCCGGCAGCGAACAGGAAAATCAGGCAAGGACTTGCCTTTGAGTTTGACTTTACAGGCTACGAAGGTGGTTCAACAGTTTTCAACAAAATTAGCACCGGACAAAACGCAACCCTGGTAGGAACCGATTTTCTTACGACCTTTGGCGGGGTCATGCGGTTCGATGGAACCAATAACGATTATGTCACGATCCCGTCTCCGTCGCCTCTGGCAGGAACGGCTCTGTTCACCTTCACTATCTGGGTCAATACCGCCAGTATCACTGGTCTGTTTGGAAGTACAAACAGAGCCGCATTTTTATTCGGTGGTGGCACAGGTACAGGTGCAGGGCAGCCCGAGTTTAATATTTTGAGCGCAAGCGACACTTCATTTACGCCGGACCAACTTATTTTTGGACGTGGCGGTGGTAGCAACGTAGGTTCGTGCGCCATCCCCGTGCGTCAGATTATGCGTAATAACACATGGCATCATATTGCCATTGCACGATCAGCGGTTGCATCGCAGAGTGTCTATGTTGACGGGCGACTGGCTGGAGTAGGGAACGTGTCTAACAGCTTCAGTACCGGCATAACAGCATTTGGAGCTTTGCCTGGCAATGCAGCATACGGTGGGCGCCTAAATGGCTTGGTTGGGGAGATATGTATTTACAATCAAGCTTTGTCAGCCGCTGAGATCCTTCAGAATTACACGGCCACCCGAGGGCGCTTTGACGTATGAGCTACCTGCACCCGATCTACCAAGAGCCGCAGCCAGAGTTTGCACCTGACCCGCTGGCTAGCCTGACACCTGAGCAGAAGGCGGCGCTGCTGGCGCTGTTGCAGTCATGACCAACCGTCGCAGCCAGATTCGCAAGCTCTTTGTCCAGCAGCTCACGGACGCCACTGCGGCCGAGGAGCGCGTCTACAGCGGCCGGCTCATGCCGATCGATGAGCCCGAGCTGCCGGCGATCGTCGTCCACACCCGCGACGATGAAGAAATCCTGGAGCGGAGCGTCTCTGGCTGGGATGGCTACGAACAGCGCCGCTGCATCGTCAGCGTCGTCTGCATTGCGCAGAGCTTCGACGACATCGACGAAGACCTCGACACCATGGCCGATGAAGTGGAAGCTGCTGTACAGAGCTGGGTCATCCCCGGCTTCGAGTCGGCCGAGATCGGCCCGCACAAGACCAGCAGCGATCCGCCGGAGTTCGACGGCAGTCTCACCACCGGCGCCACCACGCTGAGGTTTCCCGTCACCTACTACACCCCGTTCCGCGACGGGCCCAACCCTTACGTCATCGACGGCGACGATCCCCTGGAGCAAAGCGGCGCCTATCCTGGTGGCCAGATCACGCCCGATGGCCAGTCCGGCGCTGCCTGCCCCGTGGGCAATGCCACCATCTACGGCAACAGCGAGGAGCTCTGATGGCCACCCCCCGCAAGCGCGCACGCACCGCCGCCGGCCAGTTCCAGTCCGACGATCCCGCCACCCCGGAAAGCAACGAGGCCTACTCGCAGGATCTGCCGCTCGACGTGGCCAGCCTGGCGGCCTTCATGGAGATTGAGCAGCCGGACCGCGAGCGCCTCGGCCTGGCCCTCGAGCTGGCCAAGCAGGCCGCGCAATCGGCCACCGGTCAACCTGTCGGCGACATCGTCCCGCATGGCATCCGCCACGGCATCCACATGCTCGCCGCGCAGCTGCTCATCAAGGATCAGCTCGAGGCCACCCCTCAGGGCGTCGAGATCCCCGGCGTCGTCCGCTACCTCTGGAAGACTGCAGCCTGATGCTGGGCATCAACCGCTCCGATCAGCTCACCAGCGGCGTCGGCTCACCCGAGAGCACAGACCACTCCCGCCGGCTGAGCAACGTCGCCCGCTACGGCACGGTGCATGAGGCCGACTACACCGGCGCGACGGCGGGCTTCCCGGCGATCCGCGTGCAGCTGCAGGACGGCGAGATCCTCTCCGACTGGGTGCCCTGGTTCACGCCGCGCGCCGGCAAGGATCGCGTCTGGGATCCGCCCGAGGTCGGCGAGGTCGTGATGCTGCTGGCCCCCTCTGGTGAGCTCGCCAACGGCGTCGCCATCCCCGGCCTGTTTTCCAACGGCAACGCAAACGGCGACCGCGCTGGCCTGCAGCGTCGCACCTTCGACGACGGCACCGTGGTTGAATACGACCGCGAGGGGCACAAGCTCTTCCTCGACGTCAAGGGCGACGTGAAGATCAAGGCCAGCGGCGAGATCGAGATCGAGGCCACCGGCGACCTGAAACTGGTCGGCGGCAGAATTGACCTGAACCCATAGGAGGCGGGCCATGGCCGGCATGAGCCGCACAACCGGCGATGCCCTCGGCGGCTTCGACCATTTGCGCCAGTCGATCCAGGACATCCTCACCACGCCGATCGGCACGCGCGTCCATCGCCGCGACTACGGCAGCCGCATCCCGCGCCTTGTCGACCGGCCGATCAACAACAGCCTGATCTCTGAGCTGGTGGCCGCCACAGCTGAGGCATTGGAGCGCTGGGAGCCGCGCCTGCGCCTGGAGCAGATCAAGATCGACAACGTCACGGCCGAGGGTCAGATCAGCCTTAGCCTTGTTGGGTACTACCTGCTCAATGGGCAGCGAATCGAGATCGAGGGGCTGGTGGTCTGATGGCGACGATCGACTTCAGCAGCATTCCCGATCCGACGATCATCGAAGCGCTCGACTTCGAGACGATCCTCGGCGAGATGATCGCCGACCTGCAGGCGCGCGACCCGTCCTACACCGAGATCCTCGAGTCAGACCCTGGGGTGAAGATCCTCGAGGTGGCCGCCGCCCGCGAGCTGATCCTGCGGCAGCGAGTCAACGATGCGCTGCAAGCCACCCTGCTGCGCTATGCCGCTGGTGCTGACCTCGACAACCTGGCGGCGTTCTATGCCGTGACGCGGCTGGAGGATGAGAACGACGAAGCGCTGCGCGCGCGCGTGATCGAGCGGATCATGGGCAGCAGCACCGCCGGTGGCGCCGCCTGGTATCGCTTCGCCGCGCTGAGCGCCAGCCCGCTGGTGAAGGATGCCGCGGTGAGTAGCCCGGCCCCCGGCGAGGTGCTGGTGAACATCCTCTCCAGCCAGGGCAATGGCACGCCGAGCAGTGGACTGCTGAGCACCGTGAACACGGCCCTGCAGAGCGACAGCGTGCGGGTGATCACCGACGCGCTGACCGTGGCGGGCGCCACCATCAACACCGTGCCGGTGACGGCCCAGGTCTACCTCTACCCCGAGACGCCGATCGAGGTGTTCAACGGCCTCCAGGCCCGGCTGACGGCCGCCTTCGCTGCGGCCTCAGGCCTGGGCTGGGACGTCACTCGCTCCTGGCTGATCGCTCAGCTGCACCCGGCCGGCGTGCAGCGTGTCGTCTTGACGGCGCCTGCAGCTGATGTAGTCTGCGGCCCCAGTCAGGCCCCAGCCCTGGGCGCCATCACGCTCACGATGGCGGGGCGTGACCGATGAGCCGCTACGACCTACTGCCGCCCAACGCGACGCAGCTAGAGCATGATCTTTCCCGGGCCACATCCGGCCTGCAGCGCATCGGCCCGCCGGTGCCAACCATCCGCACGGCGAAGCGCACCAACATCCCCGACTCGGTGGTGCCGTGGCTGATCTACGAATACGGCCTGGGTGAGATCCTCCCCTACCTGGGCGACGACCAACGGCGGGCACTGGCGGAGGGTGTGCTGTGGCAGCGGATTCGAGGCACCCCCGACTCGGTGCGGATCGCCCTCGGATGGATCGGCGTCACGGGCCTGATCGAAGAGTCCGAGAGCGGCACCGCTCGATGGGCTGAATACCAGCTAGGTCTGGCTGCTGCGACCAGCGGCGACGCTGTGATCGACCAGGTGATGGCGATTGCGCGGATCAGCAGCCCGGTGCGCAGCAGGCTGCAGCGCATCTACGCGGTCTATGACTTCCGCCGGTTTGTGCTGGACGACAG